TTTTCTTTTTTGTAAGCAATCAGATCTTTTGAATCCATTTATCCGCCATTTTGTTGCTGCTTCATTTTCTCTTCTTCAAGGTGATTCTTGAGTAAAGTAACATAAATGTCTCTTTCCCAAGGCATCATATTTTCAATCTCCGTTAATGAATATTTATGATACTGCATTAAGGAAAAATTTAACTGATAATAATTTTCAAGGTCCATATGGACCATTGCTATACGAAAAAACTTGACAGACCCTCCAGGACAATCTCACTCTCAACTTTTGTATTTGGATTTTTGATTGTAACTGTATGAGAAAGTTTTGGCATTGTTTCAAAAAACTGTTCAATTTTTTTGAACTGAGCAGAATTCATTTGCTCAAGAAACTCTAACAGTTCTTTCTTTGTAACATCTGCTGATGCCCATACTTCTTCATCCGTATAGATTTTATCAATACAAGATGCAACTAGATCAAATGATTGATCTACGTTTGAATCATTTAAATCAAAGTTGCTCTTAATGAATTGATCTAATGATGGATACTTCATTTCCATCACAATACTATCATCAACTTTAATCTTTCTGTCGTGATCTTCGTTTTTAATAACTTTAATATCATCAATATTAATCTTAGTAGGCACTACAGTTTCGTCATCATCTGGACAGATGAGATTAACTTCAATATCTTCCCCAACAGATTTACCTCTGATGTTAAGGAAAAGATATTCAATATCGAATGTAGGAAGTGCTTCAACTTTAATATTTTTTGTCTTGATACAACTTTTGATTACGGTTTTAATTGCCGTTGTAATCTCTTTTGTATTCTCACTTTCTAATGCAAGAAGAAGAAGTTTTTCTTCTTTAACTAGAAATGGTCTGTATTGAATTGCTTCTCCAGTAGATGGAAGTTCCAACTCATATGTCGGCGTAGAAATTGTAGGTAAAGGCATAATGTCCTATAGAAATTTCAGTGTGATTATTTATCTGTTCCTAATTATTGTATCAATAACCTGTATTATTTGTCCATCAGGTGTTAAGTAATCGTATAATCTTTCGGAATTATTAATGTCTGTGGATCCAACAATCCTAGATCCTTCTGGAACATTAACTTTACCCGCTCTTCCTATTCCAGAGTATTCTGTAGGATTTTGGGTTATCATTCCTTGCTGAGTGGTAATGAAGTATCTAGTATACGTAAATGATACGGTACATTTTAATAGACTAGAAGAATCATATGATACTGGCATCGAATTTATAGAGATTGGATATGCCTGAAGAAATTGATATTGTAAATAATTTCCGTTATAGTCTCTCTCAAATTTTTTAATAAAAATTGATTCAGATCTATAATCTTCTGGATAATTCATTCTATAAAAATAATTTGGTGCGACAAATCCAGAAATTTGTTCATTTGAAATATAAGATAACCAATTTTCAAAGAATCTAATTACTTTGTAATCGTGATCAACATAAAAAGTGAAGTCTGCTCTGTCGTCATATAATCTTCTATATGCTAATCTTTCTGTTACACCAGTAAAATCATTATTGACTTCATTAGTTACAAAAGAAGATCCAGGTAAAGATGCTTCCGAACAATGAATACTTATGGTATCCCATTCATATGCAGATCCAGCTCCAGCAAGAGCTTTATTTGCTGACCATTTTCTAACTTCATCTGGAGGATTAAAATAGCATTCAAAGTGAGAAGTAAGGGCAGGATTAAGTATTTTAGTCTTAATCTCCGACATACTTCTTGGACTTGGTGCTGGTGCTGCCATTTATAAATATTGAATACTTATATATTATGTAGTCGAAAAATGGCAGAAAGTAAATATCATCAAGGTAGATTCAATCCAAGAAACCCAGAAAAATATAAAGGTGACTATAGGAATATAATTTATAGGAGTTCTTGGGAAGTTGAATTTATGAGATATTGCGACAGAAATCCTAATATTTTAGAGTGGGGAAGTGAAGAGTTTTTTATTCCTTACTATGATCCAACAACGAAAAAAATAAGAAGATATTTTCCAGATTTTTTTATTAAAGTTCAAGAAAGTAATGGAAATACAAAAAGATATCTTATAGAAATTAAACCAAAACGTCAAACAAGACCACCAGTTCCAGGAAATAAAAAGAAAAAGACTTTGATTAACGAGGCAATTACATACGAAAAAAATTGTGCTAAATGGAAAGCAGCAAAAGAATGGTGTGAAGATAGAATGATAGAATTTAAAATAATAACCGAAGATGATTTGAATTTATAGTGATAAATATATTATAAATATCTTCTCATCAATGTCACATACTCTACAAAAAATTGAGATTGCCATTCCTCTCGATTTGGAGGTAGTTTGATGTCAAAGGTTACTTTAGATGGGCCAACTACTGGATATGTAAGAAAAGTAAAAATAGGGGGGCAAGATTACAATTTTAGTGTAAGAGTTGAATATGAATCAAATTTAAAAGTAAAAAATCAAACAACAGGATTGGATGTTCAAGTACCAGAAAAGGGAACTTCTAAAGCAACACAACTTTATTCACCAGCGCCTAATGTTTGGGTTACATCTGCTGTTTTAGGTGCTGATGGAAAATGGGTTCCATTAAAAAAATCGGAATCTAAAGATCTATTAGGAAATTCATATTACCCACCTTCTCAAGGAAATGAATATGTTTTAGGTAGTGGTGCCTTAACAGGATTAAATTCAGTTGGACCAAATACATTAAGAGATATAAGTATAAATGACGCAAAAGTATTATATAAAAAATATACTGGATCTACAGATCAACAAGTTAATAGTGAATTTGACGTATCGAGTAATGTTGCTCCACCAGGAAGTCCACCGACACCTGGATTACTGGGTCCACCACCAGCTCCAGATTTAGGTCAAGCACAACCAACTCAAACCGCTGATTATTTGGATCCAAATAAAGCTCCAGTATTTCCTACTCCTACAGATGATACACGTTATGATGGTGAAGAAAAAAATAAAAAAATAAAGGAAGGAGGGGCATCCTTTTTAAAATATCCAGAAGGAATGAGAGATGATCAAGATAGGATAATATTTGAAAGGTGTCCTTATGTAGCAAAATTGGCAGCAGAGCCAACAGATCCATATCCTCATGCAGGGCCTGCTCGTAGCACAATAATATTACCAATTCAATCTGGAATATCTGATACTAATAGCGTAGATTGGGGTGGAGCAAATCTGAATCCAGTAGAAATGTTTGGTGTAAGATTAGCAATGGATGCATTAAGTAACAAAAAATTCTCTGAAGTTGTCATAGATGGTCTAGATAAATTTCAAGAAACCGTGAATACAACAAATAATAGAGATATGTTGAAATATTATTTTGCTCAAGAAGCAGTTGGAGTTCAGGGATTGTTATCTAGAGCATCTGGATCTGTTCTAAATCCAAACTTATCTTTATTGTTTAATGGTCCTTCATTAAGACCATTCTCATTTACATTTAGATTAAGTCCAAGAGGACCAAAGGAATCAATTATAGTTAAAAAAATAATAAGACAATTTAAAGAAGGATCTGCTGTAAATACAGCCGAGTCAAATGTATTTTTAAAAGCGCCAGACGTATTTAAAATTCGTTATGAAGGAGCATCAGCAAAATCTTTAAATAAATTCAAAACTTGTGCATTAACATCTGTAAGTGTTAATTATACACCAGATGGAACTTATATGACTTATGGGGATGGAACTATGACTTCATACGAACTGTCATTAACATTCAATGAATTGGATCCAATATATCAAGTTAATTATAAAGACTTAGCTTTAGACGAAATAGGATACTAAAATGTCATCATACTTCAAACAAGTTCCAAACTTCAAATACGTTAATAGAAATCCCCAAGAAAATAAAGTATTAGGAGATTATATTGACGTAAAAAATCTTTTTAAGAGAACAAAACTTCTCGATGATATTTTTTCAGACTTAAATTACTTTGAAAAATATAGCATTATTGGTGATGAAAGACCCGATCAAGTGGCAGAGAAGTTTTATTCTAATTCCAATTTAGATTGGATAGTTCTAATTTCTAATAACATCACTAATGTTCAATCAGAATGGCCTCTTCCTCAGTTAGCATTTAATAAATATCTTCTAAACAAGTATGGATCTTATGAAAAAATAAATGCTGTCCATCATTATGAGTCAAGAGAAATTACAACTTCTAATGGTATAATATTAGTTCCACAAGGTCTTCGTATTCCAATCGATTATCAAATAGAATATTATGATTCCGAAACAGGAACAGATAGACTAATTACAAATATTGCAGTACCAATAACAAACTATCAATACGAACAAAGATTGGATAACGACAAGAGAAATATATTCTTATTAAAATCAAAATATATTGCAATTGTTCTTGATGATATGGAAAGAATTATGCCATATAAAAAAGGTAGCACTCAGTATATAAGTGCCACCTTGAAGAAAGGAGATAATAGTAAGATCTACGAGTGATCAACTATCTGCAAGTTTGCTGAAGTAAGACATAGCATCATCTTCATCTTCATCAGAATTTGAACTGGAAAGATTGTTTAGTTCCTGACGCATAGACTCTGGCATTGCAGGAGCACTCTTACTCTTGCGATAAGACTCTTCAAGTTCTGCCATAACATCATCTTCACGAGTCTTCTTAGGCATATAGGATTCATATGCTTCTTCTTCATCTGCGGATGCAGACTTAGGAGCAACAGCACCCTTACCCATAACATAGTTCAGACGCTTCTCAAGTTCATCGTAGGTCTTGAACTGATCGGGAGCAACCAGAGCAGAGAGAGAATACTCTTTCTTCCAAATTGCTTCCAGGGCATCATCATCAGAGAGAAGAGGAGAAGACGAATCAAACTCCGACTTATCGTAGTTCCAATAACCTTCAACCTTACGAATCTTCAGACGGAAGTTTGCACCACTCCAGAAGTCAAAGGGATTGATCGGTTCTTCATCTTCAAATTCAGGTTGCATAGCATTCAGGATCTTATCAAAGATCTTCTTACCGAACTTGAACAGGAAGACCTTACCTTCGTTTTCGGGATGGGCAGGATCCTTCACAACATAGATGTTAGCAAAATACGACAGTTTGCGCTTTTGCTTGCGAACAGTTTCCTTATCTTTATCGTTACCGCTATTCCACAGAGTGCGGTTATACTCTGTAACAGGATCTTTCTGACCAAGAGTAGTCAGAGAGTTTTCGATATACCAACCACCAGGACCTTGGAATCCGTGAGCATACATTTTGACCCAAGGAAGATCTTCCCCTTCAGGAGCAGGGAGGAAACGGATGATAGCGGAACCTACACCGCTCTTATCCATTTCAGGTTTCCAGAAGCGATCATCAGAAGATCCACTGGTAGTATTCATTTTTTCAACTTCTTTCACCAGTTTATCGGTGAGAGAACCGAGTTTAGATTGCTTTTTAAGTGCTTCGAAAGACATTAGATTTCTCCGTATTTGGCTTGTGGGCAACTTTACCATTCGAGATGGAGGGATGCCAAGCCCTCAAGAACTATATCACCCGCTGATCTCTTTGTCAATCTGGATCCTCATCATATCGATGAGTTTTGACATATTATTAAATATTACATTCATATCTGTATTCTCTGGAAGTCCCATCATTGAAGCGGATTCCATAATTTTTTCTTTCATCTTTTTAGCTTCTGGATCATCAGAAAGACTAAGACGAGTATAAAGAATTTGTTGTTTATTTAAAAGTCTTTGTAAAAGATTAACGTGTTCGATTTTCTCTTGATTGTTCATCTGAGGAAATCGAAACACATTTTCATAAATTTCTTCTTGGAGTTCTGAGATTTCTGCGATTTCCGCTCTTACAACTTCCGAATCGAAAAAAGTCACAGCACACACTCCTTTAAAATTTTTTTGAATTTGAATATATCAGTATGTAGGAAAGAAGAATATTTTGAAATCTTCATTGAAACAAAAGTCCAAATAGGATCTTGGAGTTTTTGATCAAATTCTTTTTTGTATCCCAATATTCTATCTAATATTATCATACTTTCTAAGGAAATTTTTCCTTGTAAATGATCCTTCAATAATTGAGGATGTCTTCCTTCTTCAATTTGAAATACCTTATCAAAATTTTTGTTTGAAAAAACTACATCAATCTCCTCTTTGAAAATATAAGATAAAGATTGAATTTTTTTGCACCAGTTTTTATAGTTACTTTCTCCCTCTCTTATTATTTCACCGATCCAAAGAGACTGGGGATCAGAACAAGATACATTCAAATGGATTCACTAAGTATCAAAAAATAAGTTTAGCACGAGAAGTTTTCTTAAGAAAATTAAGTTCCATAGCTTCATACTTAATTTTTTCCTTAAGTGGTTTAGAAATAAGTTTAGGAACAGATTCCAAATCGATGCTGTTCATTTCACAAAAAGAAATTATTGCATCGATATAGTTCATTTCTTCATTATCTTGAACCAACTTTTCGATTTCTTGAGCAAATCTAGATGGACAGAAAAATTTTTTTTCGAGTACTTTCTCGAATTCCTTTTCTACTTGTGACTCCATTAATTCTATTAGTGATGGTGACAATTTTTCCTCATAACAACTTTAACAAAGAATAACATAAACAATGTTTATTGTCAAGACAATTTATCATTTAAGAATTTTTTTATATACTTAACAAGAAGTCTAATATATTTTTCTTTATCTCTTTCTTCATATACTTCGACTTCACCATTTTCGCAAGCCATAATGATTACGAATTTCTTAACAGATAGTCCAGTCATTTCGTGAAGCATACATGCATATGCACAACATTGAACGAAATAACCTTCAATCCATTCTCTTGGTTTTGGTTTTGCTGAAGTCTTAAAATCGATGATAGAAAGTTCTCCATCAAATTCCGCGATACAGTCTACTGTACCTGCAATGCCCAAAAACTCACTATAAAGAGATCCTTCTAGAGCATGAATATTATTTATACGATTTAAAGTTGGTTTAGAAATACCAAACAACATTTCCGAAAGAGGTTGAACCTTAGGAAGTTTTTCATTCTTAAGGTGATGCTCTACAAGAGTATGCATATCAGTTCCGCGACTGGTTGCTTTTCTTGTAATTGCGTCTGCCTTTTCTACTCCAACTTTTTTACGCCACTCATTAAAAAATTCCTTTTTCCAATTACTTGTAACTGAAGTAATAGAAACGAGTTTTTTTAACTTGTCTCCATTTGGCACTTTATAATAACGAACACCATCTATAGTCTCCCTCTGAAGTTGAGGGAGATTCAATTCAACATGATTAAACATCAGAGATTCAATTCCATTTTTGCGAGAATGTATTCTTTAACAAGACCAGAGCGAACAATATCTTCCGCTTCAAATTCAATAACATCAAAAGAAGGCATAACTCTAAGGATTCTCATAAAATCAATAATGCCATTCTTTTCATTTGTTTTGACAAGATCACTCTGAGTTGCATCTCCGCAGAACATAATCTTAGAATTTTCGCCAACACGAGTAATCATAGAATCAAGTTCGTGGAAGTTAAGATTCTGGAATTCATCTACAATAATAATTGCATTATCAAGAGTAGTTCCACGAATAAAAGAAGTGCTCCAGAAACTAATGGTTCCTTGCGTTTTCAAATTACCATAGAGCATTTCAAAGGAAGCATCGTCTGGCATTTCGAACATATACTTTACCATATTCTTATACGGAATCTGATAAAGGGAGGACTTATCCTCGTGATCGCCTGGAAGAAAACCAATCTCCCTAGTTGCCACAAGGGAACGTACAATATAAATTTTTTCGTAAGGGGATCTTTCGTCAAGTACATCTCTCAGAGCATTATATAAAGTGATGAAAGTTTTACCAGTTCCAGCACAACCATATGCAACTAAGTTTTGCTGTAGATTATAAGATTTAAAAAGAGATTCTTGATTGTCTGTAAGAGGTTCAATCCTCTTCATATAATCGGAACTAATCGGCTTCTTTCTTTTCATCTGCCTATTGCTAGTTCCAAATGGAACAGGGTTCTTCATGCTTTTTCTTGCCATTAGATTTTCTTCACTTGGGATTTGGGTGCTTTTGATGCTTTTTCCAGAACTTCATTCCATCCTGGATGTTTCTGAACGAGTTTATCTTTCCACTCGCCAATTTCTCCTGGAGTGGCACAACCTTCAGACCAATCTCTTTTCCAATCGGGATTGTCTTTATACCACTGAGTGATTTCATGAACACTCATTTCAATCACTTTTTTCTCACCTGTTTCTTTATGAATAATAGGATATATCGCCATAGATTATTATAAAATTCAAAGATATTTATTCTATACAGAGGGAAGGTGCATCGTCGCATTCTATACAATCGATGCATTCATCTATGTTTGGATTTGATTTTAAAAACTCTTGAAATTCTTCCTCTGTAAGAAGTATTTTAAAAACGTGACCAGTTGAATGATCTTTTATGCAATAACTTTTCATACCTGTAATTAGGGAGATAGTCTTGCTTTATGTAGTCGTTTTTCCTCATAATACGAAAAGATTTCTGGAACCCAGTTTTTAATGATTGGGATCATACCCTCACACATTGCTTGAATTTCAACTTGAGCATCAAGTTTTGCACGAAGATCCAAAAAGTGCAATGCAGCACGAAGAGAGAAAGAAGCAACAAAATTCTGGCGAATATTTTGTGGAAGATAATCTCGTAGATGTTCTTCCGCCATTCCGCGTTTCATATATCCTTCAGCATATCTTTCGGATGCTGCCAGACAAAACTTTAATTGCCTTTCATAATCATCTTGAGTCCATTCATATTTGTGACCTTTACGGTCAAGATATAAACCAGGAGGACGAACATAAAAGACTTCATCTACAGAAAGTTCATTATTAGCAACTTTCAAAACACGTCTTCCAGTATAGCGTTGCGATTGAACATCAAATGAAACACCTACACGATGAGTCCTTGCTTGAACAATAACGTTATGAACGAATCCTACACAATCAAATGAGATTGAGGGGTGTTCTAGAGGTCCCCAGTGCCCTCTCTCGTTTGCTAGGAGTTGCTCTATAACCCACTTACCAGAATCAATTTCTGAAGGTGGTGTTTTAGTATGAATAGCATCTTCACTATAATCATTTTTCCCACCTTGCCAAACAAGAGTTTGTGGATTGGGAGTGCTGTTTAAAAGCACAATTTTCATGTGCTTATCAAGTTCCAAAAGATCTTTTGCCTTAATTGGTTTCATTAATCATTCTCCCAAGTTTCTTTTTCTTTCTTACGAAGTTTTTTAAGTTCCTTCATCATATCTTTAATTTCTTGATATGCAGTTTCTGGACTCATTTTATCTCCAATTTCAAGTCCAACAATATATTGGACCTTATCACCAAATCTTGCAAGTGCTCTCTCAAATTCAGTAAGTGTTTCGTACATTATGAATCATCCTCTTCGTAATATTCTGGTTCATAATCATCAATATAAGGAGCGATTTGTTCATATTGATAATTATTTTCTCTTTCTAATTCTTCTTTCAGAGAACGAATAAGAAGTTCAAGATTATAAACAATTTGTTTTACTTTTTCCTTGTCCATAAAATAGTTTCTTTCCAACAATAATTCTACATAAAAAAAGGGGGGAAGTCAATCCCCCCATACATCAAGCAACTTGTGGTTGCTTTGCCATATTCAATTGTGCATCTTTAAGAAGTTTTTCCTTCTTTGCTTTTCTTTTAAGATAACGAACGAAGTAAGTATTCATTTGTGACCCTCCTTTACAAACTTAACACCACGATAGGTTTCGTTGTATTGTTGGGGTTGCTGCATCATCTGCTGCTGATACTCAAGACGCTTTTGAGTGTCATATTCGACACCGCGATATACTACTTTAGACATTAGGTTTTCTCCTTAGTTTTTTAAGTTAAAGAGCGTTCCTTCAGTCGGCGTTTGCGTTCGCTATTTGCGAATAGCGAATGAACGATCCGTTCCGCGTCGGCTTACTTCCGTCCCGATGGGATGAACGTAAGGTCATTATAGACCTATTAGGTTATATAGACAAATACTTTTGTAATTTTTGTTACAATTTAATCTCTTTGTCTCCAATCATCTGGTTTATCGCCAGTGAAAAAATCAATAATATCATCAGCACCATTAAATCTACTTCTATGATTGGATGGGTCTGGATCTCCCAAGTCTAGAGCATTCATAAAATCATCTAAACTGCCTTCCTGCATATCAGGATTGGATGCACGTCGTCTTGATTGTCTGAGAATAGTTGCAGCAGAGCGATTTGATTTGGCAAGTTTTTCTGCCCAGATCATATCCTCTAAACTTACTTCTTCACCTTTAGCGATTCTTTCACAAATTGCCTCAAGGCGCAACCTGTATTGCGTTGAAAGCATAAAAACTCTCCAGATATAGTATATTTATTCTATCTTTCGATATAGGTTAATTTATGGTCAGTTGCATAAAGTTGTTGAATGATAATATCACACCCAATCTTTGGATTGCAATCGCCACAAGTATAAACATCAACTGCTGCCTTACCTTCTTCTGGCCAAGTATGAATACTAATATGACTTTCGGATAACAAACAAATTACAGTGACTCCCTGTGGATCAAACTTTTTTGAAATAGTTTGAACTACAGTTGCTCCACTTGCTGCTGCTGCGTTTTCATTAAAGTTCAGGATTTTCCTCATATTCTTTTAAAAGTTCCGACACAACTTCTTCTGTTCCATCCATTGTCTTTACTTGATACAATGGAGACTTCATATATTTTTTAATTTTTTTATATTTTTTAATCAGAGTATTAACTTCATCTGTGTAGAGGGTTACTTTTGCTTTTCCCCCTCCACCAAAACCACCTGCTCCAATCATCTTTTCTTCTTTCCTTCTGGTGCTTTATATCCCCAAAGTTTTGGATTAACTCTTCCATATCCAAAATCAATCTTTTGAACTGATTCGGGACCAAACTTATCGTAGTAAAGATCAAAAAGATCTACTCTTTTTCTACAACGACAAATATCCATAAAGACTTTATCGTTTATTTTATACCAAATTAAATATGCATCACTGGGCAAAGATGTATCTTTTGCTTGTGCCATAGTTGCATTTTCGATAAGCAACTGACATCCATATCTTGGAGGAAGATATTTTTTCTCTTCTTGTGACCATTCCACTTTTACAACATCCTCCAAAACTATGGAACTCATGAACGGCCTCCCCAAGTAATATCTGGATAAGCCTCAGATACAATTTCTTTTGTTATCTTATATTTATCTGCCAGTCTTTTATCCTTAACAAGGCACATAAGTTCTGCTTCAAGAGGATGAAGTCCTTGAAGCATATTAATAAACATCGTTTCTTTACGGAGTCTAGAAAGACTATCGTTACCACCTTTTACATAAATGTAGAAATTATGGCATTCATTTCTAATAGATGTCTTCAAAGTTTCATTAGTGAATTCTTCGGTTCCATAATAACCATTAGATTTCATCCCATCATTTTTTGCCTTACTATCAATAAGATCCGTAAGATTTCCTCCGATTGAAGTTTGCCCATCTACTGTTGCGTAAGGGACAGAACCTTCTGGAAGAATACTAATAATACTCTCATCAAAGTTCATGATAAGAATAGTAACTAATCCATCATTTCTATATTCTTTAAGAACTTCTACTTTCTTAGCATTAGACCTCTGCTTAGAAGCAAGTTCTAAAATTTCATGTTGAAATGGATTAGGTTGAAGTTTAGGAATTGGTTTCTCAGTCTTCGTCTTCGTCGTCGTAGTCATAATCGTTTTCAAATCTCACTGCTAAAATTTCATCTGGAACAACATTTCCATGTTCATCATACATTTCTGGATGAAGGTTCGGAATGCCATAAATTTTTTCAAATTGACTTTGCTTTAATATCCAACCAATTATACTCCCAATCATTAAAAACATCAAGGAGAATAATACAGTGAATGTAAGAATATAAGGCGTTTCCATTTGTCCTCTCCCGAGAGTTACTTTTTCTTTATATCCAAAAATAATTCAAATTGAAAATGTATCTCTCGTTTGAAGAGAGACAACATCTTACCAAAACGAATTAAAAATGTTTTTGGCTCCGATGGTTTCTCCCTCCTATTATGCTGACGTAACATCAATTCGAATCCGCGATTAATCTGCGGTCCTGATTTATTTAGTTTCTTTCTTTCGCCTTCCTGGTCTTCTATCATGATTATATTTCCATGCATCTTCTAGGATGCCATACAAATAATTTCTAATTTTTCTTGCTTGTGGTTTTGGAATATGACCATATGCTTCACGAAGTTGTTTGTGCATTTCATCTGAACCACCTTCTAGATAATCATCAAGATCCATTACAAGACTATTGAGTTCACTTGCAGTAGAACTTTCAATGAACTCTTCAATTTCTCTTTTAACTACAGATTTGATTTTCAAATAGTCATAAAATTTTAAAACAAATTGACCTTTAAAAGCAAGATCAATTGCCTTTTCCACATCGTAATAAACTTCGTGAAATGTGCTGTTCATTAGATAATACTGTTTTCTTGTAGGTATTTTACTGTATCAGTACATCCACCAAGTCTTTCCTGGTCATTTAAAAGAACTTGAGGAAATGTAGAACCAGATCCAAATTCTGCATAAAAATCTTCACGATTAAAATGCTCGTCCAATTTATAGACTTTATGTTCTAGTCCCGCCAATTGTAGCACCTGTTCTACTTTGTTGCAATAGGGACAACCATCTTTTGAATAGACTGTAAATCTCATAATTCTTTTAATCTTAATAATAGAAATCCCCCCAATAAGGGAGGATTTATTTACTATTATATATTAAAGTTGTAATCTAAGTCAAATTATGCTTGTGCTTCACCCCAACGTAATGCAACAGTTCCAGTAAATGCAGCTCCACCAGTAGTATAAACGTTAATTGCAAGAACATCTGGGCCATTCGGAAACGTTCCTCTTCCTCCAATTGGAGTATTATTTAACTCTTTAAGAGAAGAAAGATCAAGAGATGATTTTTGAGTTCCGTCACCCACGAATGAGAAGATGGTTTCACCGGGAAGAGCAAATACAGGAGAATTAAATGTATAGCTAGTAGCACCAGCTGCTCCTGGAATTACTGCCTGAGAGAATTGAATAAACCATGTAGTTGCATCACGACCAAAGAATCCAATTACAGTAGTACCACCAGGAACTCCAGTTCCAGAAATACTCATACCAGTTCTAACGTTTGCAGTTGCTGCCCTATTAAATACGACATACTGGGTTCTGGAATTTTGTGTAATTGCATTAGATGCAGTGACTGGAGAAACAGCTCCGATCCAATTAACACTATTTCCGTTTGCAATTTGGGCAAATGATGGTTGTCCACCAGCACCAGCATTACTTAAACCAAACCAAGTAATATCAGCTGGATTAGTTGGATAATTTTGGGGATTCAAAATTCCTTCAATAACAACACTAGTGGCAGATGAACCTCCAGTGGGAGTAAATTCAATACCCTGAAGCAATAACTGCGCTCTATTAATTAATTCCCTTTGTCCCAAATCACCAATAATAGCATTAGAAACACTTGGAGCAAGACGAATTAAGAATGCGGTATTCTTTATTGTGGAAACTGGGAAATTAACAGATTGATAGTTGAAAATATATCCTCTATCTTGGTCAAACAGTCCGTCAGTTAAGAATGCAGAACCCCAGTGACTAATAATTGGTGTTGCAGTATTGCTTAAAAGCACAATACCTGTTCCTGAACTATGAGTAGAAGCAGCTCCAGCGGTATAAGATCTTTGAGATCCAGAATAGAAATTACTAAATGTTGCTGCTCTCGTAAGACCAGTAAGAGAATTGGTAGTAGTTCCAATTCCAGTATAATTTATAATTTCATTATCAATATATAATGATCCAGAGTGTGGAAGAAGAGTTGTATCATCTACATAAAGAACTGTAGATCCAATTCCCACTGATTGCGTAAGTTTAGTTTTTGCTCCTTCATTAATAACTTCATATCTAACTGGTAAGTTACCAGATCTCATAAATGCTTCAGTATTTCTATTATTATTCTTAAGTCTATGAACAAATAGATAGTCTCCATTTGGACCACGAAGCATCCAATCAATAAATCCAGCACCATACCAAGTATATTGGAATCCAATCATTTGCATTTTATTGACTTTGATTTCATATCCACTTGGTCCAGTTCCATCAGCACGGTCAATATTCCATTGGTATTGAGGAATAATAACTTCATTTACAAGTGCTGCTTTTGCTCCAGAAATATTTGAAACTCCTCTAAAGTCTGGAGTAACAGTCATACTATTTTGATTTAAAACATTCGTAACAACGTGCGTCATTCCACGGATAACAATTCTATCACCCACTTTTAATTGGTCCTGGAATCTAGTATTAGTTCCAGTCACGGCATTAGAATCGGAATTTATTGCGATTGTTCCAGCTAATTGATATGTTGCAGATCTCAATCCGACAGCAAGATTAACTCCATCGTATTGCCAGAAAATACCATTCTGATCATCAAATGCTCCAGCACGAACAGTAGCACCTTTCCACTTATATAATGCAACTTGAGCTTGTGTTCCTAAAACAGCATTAGTGGATCCTAGAGTTTCTATAGATAAAACAGTAAAAGTTTCCTCATCAATAATACTAGAAACAATATAGTGATTATCATAACCAGAAGTAGTAATATCATTTAAAGCAATTTCTGCTCCAACTTGCAATCCATGACTAATTCCATCTGTAACTACAGTAATTACACTTCCAGGTGCAGTTCCAGTAGCAGTTACAGATCTTAAATCGTGACTTGGTGCAAATAATGTACCAGTAGTATACATTATTCCTTTACCCGACTGGTATCTCAAATATTTTTTACTTTGACGAATTGCGTGAGCAGCGTGAGCAGGACCACCAGTTCCTAATTGAACTCCACCATCAAAAGGTCTATGAATATAGAAACAATCTGGTCTTGGATAAATCTGACCAACAATTCCTGCTGGACTAATAGATCCAGGAGAACGTGCAGTATATACTAATTGATTCAATGCTGGAACATCATCAATAATACGAGGACCAGCAGCAATATTATGTCCTGTTCCAGAAGAAGTGATTGAAACTAAAGCAGTATTACCAGGAACCAATCCGTGATTTGCTGCAAATGTAACCAAAATTCTTGCCAAAGAACTAAATGTAACTGTTGAGGTATTATTAATAATTGTATTTACTGGCTCACTAATTGAAACTGAAGGATAAAAATTGACAGAACTTCCAACAACTGGGGTTCCAGTATTACCAACAGAAACAATTCTACCCAAAACAATATTTGCTGGATCTACTCCTGGACCATCTCTATCAACTTCTCCTACAGTAATAATTAAATCATTAGTTGGAGTTGTTCCACCAAGATTATTTCCAGCAAGTCTTAATTGATATCCAGGATAATATCCAGATCCAGCTGCTCCTACTAGTGCTGTATATTGAGAACCAGATTTCCCAATAGTAAATGTAGCATTTGTTCCAGAATTGCTACCACTAATTGTTTGGTAAATTTCATTACCATTTGATGCCGTTCCAGATTGAGTAAAGTTTAAAATCTCACCTCCTCCACTAACACTTGTAACCGTCAGTGTCAAATCGTTAACTACACTCGATCCTCCCAATAATGATCCATCAAAAGTAATAGTATCTGAATTATTATAATTTTGCCCTGGAGTTGCTATAGTTACATTATAAGATGGAGATGCACCTCCTATTCTTTGAATTGAAAATTGTGCTCCAAAACCACCACCAGAAGTTACTCCACTTAAAAAGTAAAATCTACTACTAGTAACTGCAGTTCCTTTCGAATCATCTGCAAAAGCAGTTGATGCTGCATCTCCATTAAATCTCAATAATAAAACATTGTAAGTATCATTTGGAACAAAGAATGAAGACGGAGTAAAATTAGATACATATCTAGATATTCCTTTAGTCAATCTAAAATCATCAATGTGTCCATAAAAACCAAAGTTACCCTGATAATTAGCACCTATTCTTACAGGTCTTTGCCCATAGTTATTATTATCTAAGTAAGTTGATCCTTCTTGAGTTCCATTAATATACATTCTAGTTTCAGATGTTGCAGCAATTCCAGTTACAACATTTCTAGATAGTGCAATATGAGTCCAAGTAGAACCAGGAATTGTAGATGTACTAGTAATTACTGCAGATCCATTCACATAATATAATAATTGATTACTTGAATTTAATTGTAATACGGGAGACAATTCGGGATCAGTAGTTCTCATATCAAATAAGAACTCTGTAGCACTGGTTCTATTTCTATAAATCCAAAAATCTATTGTAAAGCTTCCTGTTCCAAAATTAAAATCTGGATCAGAAGCAACATTTATATAGTCAGTGCTTCCAGTCAATGGATTCAAAAGAAGAGAAGTTCCACCAGTTTTAAATTGTGCTGCGGAAAGTTGCGCTTCTCCACCACCAGTTACATACTTAGATGATTTTACTGAGGTTATTCCTCCTACTCCATTTACTGAATCTACTTTAACTATAAGATCATGCTCAGGTGTAGATCCACCTAAAATATTTCCTGGAATTATAATTCTATCAGTAGTACTGTATCCTATTCCAGGTTTTGTGAATACTACTGTTCCAGAAACTGTACCAGTGTTATTTAAAGAAAGAACTGCTGTTGCTATTCCAACATATCCAATTACTGTTGCACCAACTGCAACTCCAGTTCCAGTTGCAGTTTGACCTTCTACTATTCCACTAATATTTCCAACATTAATATAAGATGTTCCAGAAGAACCTGTTACAGAAGTTTTAGAAACTGCGGATATAGCTG